AACCCTGACGAATTGACTTGGCTGGCAATTGACCTTTCACCTGATCGAAGACATGCAAGCCTTGTTGGCGCTCAAAAATTGGGCGAAGAAAAATTTGTGGTTAAGTTGTTGCATACTTGGTCAAATGATTTGCAATTGGACGATAAAGCAATTGCCAACGAATTGGCAGACTACGCCCGCAAGTATCCAACGGAATACGTCCTTTATAGCCGCAAAACCAGTGGCGCGGTTGCTGCACGGCTTGCACCTGCTGGAATTCCCGTATTTGACATGGACAACGCATATCCGCAGGCATGTGACGAATTGTTGTCGGCTATAAATTCGAATCGTCTGCGGCATAGGGGTCAAAGTCAATTATCTGAAGAAGTGTTGGCTGCAGTGCAATTGCGTCGTGGTGACGGTGGTTGGGTAATTGGAAGAAGGGCTTCACAATCGGTTGTTTGTGGCGCTGTCGCATTGGCACTTGTTACACATTTTGCGACACGCCCACAGAATGATCTTGACATTATGGTTGGTTGATCATATAAGCCTGACACAATTCGCGCATGGGATTTATTGATCTATTTGCGCGCAAGGCTTCCACTGCCGTTCCAGTGGAAGCCTTGCGCGTTGACGCAGCCGCAATTGCGCCTTATTTTACTGAACAAAGCCAACTTTTCTTTTCGGGTGTAACTAGCGCAATTCGATCTGAAGCAATGACAATTCCAACAATTGCACGTTCATTGGGAATTATTCAAACCGTCGCCTCATTGCCTATGAACACACGCAACGAAGCAACTGGCGAAAAAATAACGCAACCTCGCGTAATCAACCAGCCTGACCCAAGAATTCCAGGCACAACATTTTGGTCATGGATTATTTCTGATTTATTTTTCTTTCCAAGTGCTTACGCATACGTTATGGAACGGTATGCCGATACGGGAAGAATTCGCGCAATGGAACGCGTTGCACCTGAACGTGTAACAATCCAAACAAACGGCGTTGGAACAGAAATTGTTTCGTATTCAATTGATGGGTCATATGTTGACCCTTCAAATTTAGTTGTGTTCGCTGGCACTCAAGAAGGTTTGCTCAATCGCGCAGGTCGCACAATTCGCGCCGCTGCCGCATTGGAACGCGCAGCACTAGATTTTGCAGCTGACCCAATTCCACAAATGGTTTTGAAATCAAATGGCACATCATTGCCAGCCGACCGAGTTTCAAAGTTATTGGGTGCAATTCGCAATCGTGCTAGAAAATCTGTTATTTATTTAAATGCTGACGTTGATCTTTCGACAATTGGCTACGACCCAAAGAATTTACAATTGAATGAAGCGAGAAACTATCTTGCATTGGAATTAAGCAGGGCTGCTGGACTGCCTGCATATTTCACTGATTCACAGCAATCAAGTTTCACGTATTCAAACGCCCTAGACAAGAGGCGCGACCTTGTTGATTTTGCTTTTAGAAATTACATGTCCATAATTGAACAGCGTTTGTCATTTGCTGATTTCACACCAGCAGGTAACAAAGTCTCGTTTGATCTTGACGATTTCTTGCGTGGCAACCCTTATGAGCGCGCGCAAGTTTATGAAATCTTAAATCGAATCGGCGCAATGTCGGTTTCTGAAATACGCGAGGAAGAAGACATGCTGCTATGAAAAAAGTAATCACACCAATGCAAATCACGGCGACGGACTCAAACCGACGCACAATTACGGGTCGCATTGTAACCTTCGAAGAAACTGGCAATGCTTCAATTGGTAAGGTTCAATTTGCTGCTGGTTCAATCGAACCAACGCCCGTTCTGCTAAATCTTGAACATGACCGCACACGGAGAATTGGGTCAACACTTTCAATGACTTCAGATGAAGCAGGAATTGAAGCCGTTTTCAAGATAGTTGAAACAACAGCGGGCAATGACAGTTTGGTTGAAGCAAGCACTGGCATGCGTGACGGATTTAGTGTTGAAGTTGCATTTAATGATTACGAAACACTTAAAGACGGAACAGTGAGAATTTTGTCAGGTGAATTGACTGGTGTTGCATTGACCAGCGAACCTGCTATCCGATCAGCACGCGTCGAATCAGTCGCGGCAACAACTGCTGATGAAAATGAAGTTTCAGATTCGACAATCGAACCTGAAGTCACACCAACAACAGAAGGAGACGAAGTGGACAACACCGTCACACAAGCGGAAGCCGTCGAGACGGTAGAAGCCGCAGAAACAATCACTGCGTCAGCGCGACCAAAGGTGGGCGGCTTTACAACAAAGCCACGCATTGAAGTAACCGCTGCAAAGTACCTAGAAAACACAATTCGTTCGTCAATGGGTGACCTTGACGCACGCGATTATGTGCATGCTGCCAACAATGGCGCAACAACATCTGACAATGCTGGACTTGTTCCAACACGTCAACTTACTGAAATCATCAACGGTCTTGGAAACACAATTCGTCCAAGCATTGACGCAATCAGCCGTGGAACATTGCCTGACGCTGGAATGACTTTTGAAATTCCACGCATTGACGCAATGCCAACAGTTGCAGTCACTGCCGAAACAGTTGCGTTTTCAAATACTGACCAGGAAAGCAGTTTCTTATCTGTCCCAGTGGTCAAGTTTGCTGGACAGCAAAAATTCAGCGTTGAACTTTTAGAACGTTCTTCACCACTATTTTTTGACGAACTTTTGCGCAACATGGTTGCTGCACTTGCTAAGTCACAGAACGCATATGTCAACGGAATTCTCGTTGCAAACGCTGCAATTGACGGAACAACACTTTCAGCACTTCCCTCAGCCGCTGAATTGCTTGCTTACGTTTCACGCGGTGCTGCAAGTGTTTATTCAAACACACAAGGTTTCGCACGCAACATCATCATGGGTGCAAGCCAATGGGCAAACACAATGTCACTAAACGACAACGGTCGCCCAATTTACGTTGCTTCACAGCCTCAGAATGCTGGCGGTGCATTGCGCCCTGACAGCCTTCGCGGGAATGTCGCAGGTCTTGATCTTTATGCTGATTTCTCAGCCCCAGCGGGTTCAGATGACGGTTCAATGATTATCGTCAACCCTTCAGCATACACATGGTACGAATCAAGCAACTTCCAATTGCGTTCAGAATCAACAGCAGACGGTTCAATTACCGTGGGTCTGTATTCATTTGGCGCAACTGCGATCAAACTTGCGAACGGTGCTTTCCGCAATAACAAGTAAACACTAATCATGCGGCGGGTTCTCCCGATCTCGCCGCAGCCGATCGAAAGGAAACGGACATGCCAGCCATTGTCACAGCAAGTCAATTGCGCACGGTGCTTGGCGTGTCCGTTTCACTTTATTCCGACGCTTATCTTGACGAAATTATTAACACAAGCGAAGCCGTCATTTTGCCAATGCTTGTCGCAAATACTTCAGCAATTGAATCCTACAAACTTACTTCAAACGTTGCTTATTTTTACACCCAACGAAATCATCATTTTGTTGCAGGTCAATCGGTCATTGTCACTGGTTTGCCAGCACCATTTTCCGCAACACACACAGTTGTTGACGTGACGCCTTATTCTTTTACCGCTGCATTGACTTCATCAAATGTTACATTGCGCGAAATCATTCCAACAGGAATTGCAACACTGCAGGGCTATTCCGCGGCTGATCTATACGCAACCAGTGCGCCAATTGAATCAGCCGTTCTCGCAGTTAGCGTCGAAGTATTCCAATCACGCGTTGCAGCGGGTGGACAAATCGAAGGCGTAGATTTTGCCAGTACCCCATATCGCATGGGACGCAGTTTGACCAACAGGGTGTCCACATTGCTTCAGCCATTTTTGGACGTCGAAACGGTCGTGCAATAAATGCCAGCAAACGCCGTCGCAGATACCCGTGCAGCCTTAGCAACCGCGTTTTCATCACTAGCCGCGACCTGCTACGCGTCCGTTCCCGAAACACCAATTCCACCAGCAATAGTGATCGTTCCGTCATCACCATACATGGAAGTTGTGTTGATTGGTAAAGCCAAAACACAGGTCAAATTAAATTTTGCAATTACTGCCATTGTTGCTTCAAACAGCAACGCTGGTTCGCTTGACAATCTGGAAAAACTCATAATCGGAATTCTTGCGGCAATGCCCGCAGGATACGTTGTTGGCGTTATTGAAAAGCCAACGGTATTGGAAGTAGGTCAAAGTCCAATGCTGGTTGCTGACATAAACGTTTCGACGTACTACACACAGACAACATAAGGAGATAACGTGGCAACAACGATCATCACGGGTCGCGATCTAGTCCTAACGATCGCGTCCACAAATTATGACGCACAGGCGACCAGTGCGACATTGACAAACTCACCAACAATCACGACTTATCAGACACTTGACGGCAAGGCATACAAGCGCATTGACGATCAGTGGACATTTGACGTTGAAATGCTTGCAGACTGGGGTGCTACACCTTCATTGTGCGAAGCACTATGGGCAGCAGCTGAATCAGCACCAAACACAGCATTGGCAGTATCATTGACAGCAGTGACGGGTGCAGTTTTTGCCTTCACAGTAATGCCAATTTATCCAAGCGTGGGCGGTTCAGCACCTGACGCACAAACAGTTTCAATGTCATTCGTCGTCGTCAACGCAGTTACAGAAACATTCAGTTAAAAACTACTAATCGGGAGAAAAAATGAAACTACCAATAACAATTGAATATAACAACGGCGATCAAATCACTTACACGGCGGCACCGCCTGAATGGGTGAAATGGGAAAAAAGCACTGGCAACACAATTAGCCAGGCGCAAGAAAAGATTGGAATTTCTGATCTTGTATTTCTTGCATATCACGCCATGAAACGTGAAGCAGCTGGTAAGCCAGTTAAGCCAATCGAAGCATGGACGGACACAATCGCTGAAGTCATAGTCGGTGAAGCAAACCCAAAAGTTACGCAGTCGGAAGCCTTAGCAGAATAGTTTGGGAAGTAGCCCTGGCAACGGGGCTACCCCCAAGCGAATTTGAAAGTGCCGAAGACATTTTGACGGTCATTGAAATTTTGGAAAGGCGAGCAAATGGCAGCTGACGCAATCAGTTATGACAAGAATGAATTGCGTGCCATTGTTCGTTCTTTCAAAGCAATGGACGATCAAGCATTGGCGCAAGCCAAAGAAGCAACCAGCGAATTGGCAACATTTGTTCAGTCAAAAATTAAAGCAACCGCGTCAAGCGTGACACGCAACCGCGTAGATAATCGGGTTGCTGACGGTTCAAAAGTTTCAAAGTCGTCAAAAATTGGCGAAATTTCGTTTGGTTTTGCGGGACAAAGATTGAGCGGCGGCGGTACGACTCAACAGGTTTGGGGCGGCGTTGAATTTGGTTCAAATAAATATAAGCAATTTCCAGTGTGGTCAGGTCGTGAAGGTCGCGGGTCACGCGGCTGGTTTATCTATCCAACACTACGAAGCGTTCAACCTGAGATAGTGAAAAAATGGGAAGAATCATTTTCCAAAATAGTTAAGGAGTTTGACTAATGGCTGGCAGTCGTACCCTTAAACTTTCCATTCTTGGAGACGTTGACAATCTCAATAAATCGCTCAAATCCGCGTCCACTGACGTTGAGACTTTTGGCGACAAAATGGGCAAGGTTGGTAAAGTCGTTGGCGCAGCGTTTGTAGCCGCAGCCGCAGCCGCTGGTGCTTATGCAATCAAAATCGGCGTTGAAGGCGTCAAAGCCGCCATTGAAGATGAAAAGGCACAGACACAGTTGGCATTGGCGTTAGAGAACGCCACAGGGGCAACAACAGCCCAAATTGCAGCAACCGAACAATCTATTCTTAAAATGTCACTTGCCACTGGTGTGGCAGACGATCAACTGCGACCAGCATTGGGACGCTTGGTTCGATCTACTGGGGATATAACAAAAGCGCAAGATTTACTTTCAACCGCATTGGACGTTTCAACGGCAACAGGCAAGCCGCTTGAAACCGTTGCGAACGCATTGGGTAAGGCTTACGACGGAAACAGTGCCGCGCTTGGCAAATTGGGAATCGGGCTTTCATCTGCTGAATTAAAAACAATGTCCTTTACAGACGTTCAAGGAAAATTAACAGATTTATTTGGCGGTGCGGCTGCTAGAAATGCTGACACTTATGCGGGACGAATTGCACGCATGCAGGTTGCCTTCGACGAAGCGAAAGAAACTATTGGTTTTGCGTTGTTGCCTATTCTTGAAAAGGTTATGACATTTATAAATGACAATGCGCTTCCAGCAATCAACGCATTTTCAAAGGCTTTCAGTCTTGACGGCGACGGTTTGGGAGGTGTAATTATAAACGTTGGCAAGATTATGAGCCAAGTTTTTACGCCAATTATTAACGGTTTGGTCAAAGCCTTTGGTTACGTAAAAGACGCCATTGGCGACAACCTAGACACATTCAAAGTGTTTGGTGCATATATTGCAACCTATCTTGCACCTGTCATTGGCACGGTTCTTGGTGGCGCATTGCAGGTCGCAGGCAAAATCGCTGGAACAGTCATTGACGTCATTGCAGGCGTCATCAAAGTTCTTAACGGTTTGATCGGTGGTGCCATTGCTGGTATTAACGGCTTAATTTCTGCTTACAATTTTGCAAACAACATTTTTGGCGGTAATGATATTGCCAAGATTTCAGCACCTACGGTTAGTGTTCCAAGCATTTCAACCAGTTCGGTTTCAACTTCCATTCCGTCAATTCCTACCGTTTCAGGCATTTCAGGCGGTGGCACTACTTCGTCAGGCGGTGGCATTTCAACAGCCGCAAGCGTTGCTGCCAGCGCAGCAGCAGCGTCAACGAGCATGGTGGCAGGTTCATTCAATGCTGGTTCATTCCGAACAGCCGAAGCCGCTTCAATGGGAACAACAATCAATCTGACCGTGACTGGTGCGTTTGATCGTGAAGGCACAGCACGCACAATTGTGGACACTTTAAATAATTCCTACTATCGCGGCACAGGTGGCGCAACTAACCTGCAAATAGCATGACGTCGTGGAATCCCGTTTGGTTGGTTGAAATTGACGGCGTTGAATATACCGACGCAGTTTTGGCAAATCTTACAATTCGAAGCGGTCGAACAAACATTTATGAGCAGGCAAACGCGGGTTATGTCAATCTTCAATTATTAGACATTTCACAAAGCATTGTTCCAGTTTCGATCAACTCAACAATAGGCGTTTCAATCAAAGACACGTCAGGCGCGTTTGTTGCAATTTTTGGTGGCAACGTTGTTGACATTGGGTTGGAAGTGCGTGACGTAGGTTCAACCATGTTCACGCAGACTTATTCAATTACTGCATTGGGCGCATTGGCACGTTTGCCAAAAGCACTTACAAACGGTGTTCTTTCAAAGGCTTTTGACGGAACGCAAATTAACGTCATATTGCGTCAAGCATTGTTTGGTTCATGGGCTGAAGTTCCAGGGGCATTGACATGGGCAACCTATGACCAAACAATCACATGGGCAAATGCTGAAAACAATGGTTTGGGCGAAATTGACACGCCTGGCAATTATGAATTAGCGGCACGATCAAGTGACCGCACCGACATTTATTCATTGGTTTCAGCATTGGCAACTTCAGGTCTTGGATATATTTATGAAGACGCTCAGGGACGAATCGGGTATGCGGACAGTACACACCGCACGACTTATCTTGCTGCCAATGGATACGTTGATCTTGACGCCAATCAAGCCCGTGGCGCTGGCTTGCGCATTGAAACCCGCGTGGGCGACGTACGTAATTCTTTAACTATCAAATACGGCGCAACTAGCAACAGTGAACGTTCTGCCAGCGACGCGGCTTCAATTGCCCAGTACGGCACACTTGCGCAAATCATCACGACAACGCTTCACAATGCCAGCGACGCCACGGCACAGGCGAATTTCTATTTGTCATTGCGCGCCCAACCTGAACCCATTTTTAGTGAGATTACCTTTGACCTTACAAACCCTGAATTGGACAACGCCGATCGAAACAGTTTAATTGGCATTTTTATGGG